GTGCTTCCAATCAGCGGATACAGCGTGGCTTCCACTGCAGCTGCAGTGAAATCCTGATTGAAATCAATCTTCACGCTGGAATCCTTCAGACCACCAACACGACGCTTCGCGGTCTGGCCGAAAGTGGTTACTTCAAGTTCGTTCACACTCGTACTAAGGGTCACCTTTGTGATGTGACTAGACAGATCCACTCCACCAATGGTGACCACAGCATTCGTGACAACAATCGCCATTTCAGTTTCCTTCGCTTTCTTGCACAGCCGCGCTGCGCTTCGATGTTGACAATTCCAAATGACCTGAACCAATCAAGTGTTCAATGCTCACACCATCAATAGCCAAATCATCACTGGTGAGACTTCCACCAGGTTCCACTTCGCAAACCCTGTAGGGTCCAACGATTTTGTATGTGTCCATTTTAGAATCCTTTACGCGTGGACAAGCACATTGAATTCGCAGGACAAATACGCTGCGTCTCCAAGTGACACCGGACGAACATTCAACATATCTGCGACCTTCAAAGTGTCGCAGATACCACCCAAAGTTTTGTCTGATTCGATGGCTGCACGAATCGACGACGCACCATCCCATGACATCCAATCATCCAATGTGCGTTGCGCTGATCTGTCACCCATGCGACCTGCAACAACACTGATGACAAAATCCCATTCAGACAAACCACCACCCATAGCACGATGGTAGGTAACAGACTGGATTTGGATCACAGCCACAGGTGGATTGATTTGTTCCGGTAGGTGATCTGCGACGCGCAATCCCGGAACAATCTCTAGTGCTGTTTGCAATCCCATTTGGATTGCGAGACCTGAGCCGGCCATCAGGCCACCACAAGCAAACGATATGGTGCCAACATTCGTTGAACATCCGGATCAATCGATCGCACAGTGATTGCACCCAAATCACCGAACCCTGCAACACCAAGCAACGAATCACCACGCTTCACCAGACGTCCTGCGAGGATCACACACGCACTTTGGATTGGTGTTGGTACTGCTGGCCAACCCCATTTGGCTGTGACCTGCACACCAGCTGGTGCAGTCGATGTTGGGAACATCGCAGTAGCAGTCACAGAAATTTTGGTGATAGGCACAGCTCGAGAAATCGCATTCAACGGTTCCACCTGAAAATCTGTTGCACCCAAAGTCGTTGCGTAGGTGCCATCACCAGCACTGTCAGTTTTGACAACCAAACCTGTGGTTGTGCTGATGTCATCAACGAACACAGTGGTGGTTTCGTTCGCAATGAAAATCCTGGATGATGCAGCAGTGTCAGCATAGAAACGACGATTGCAGTAATCATCAATCACGCGTGATGCTTCATCGATGCGTGATTCGAACAACACATCATCAACAGTGTCAGTGACACGCAAAACAGCTTTCAACTGTGTCAGTGTGCAATAGCCATTGGTGATTGTCATTCAGATTCTCCAAACACGAACGTAACTGTCCAACAGTTCAACTGCGTTCCGTGAGCTAAGAAATTCAGCCACCATTCTACCTTTGCCAACACCATCAATGTTGTCATCTACAGCTACCAACGAACCTTTGCGTAGCAGATGCCATGCAGCGTTTATCTCACGCAAATGATGTTCCTGTGCAGGTTCCGGTGCAGCAAAATCAATGTCGAATGCATCCAAGTAAAGGAAGTCCACTGGACCTGTCATAGTGCGCAGCGTCACAACAGAATCTGCTGTGATTGCTGTGGTGTATGACAGCCCCAACTGTTCAACCAGGTTGGCACCTGTTGGGTCTATGTCAATGGTGGTCACTGTTCCACCGGTGCGTGCTGCGATGTCATTCCACACAATGGTGGACTGACCATCACCCAACCAGTTTCCAAGCTTCCGAATGGATCCTGTTTCCACAATTGTGGGTGCATCCGGTAGCGCATCGCAGATCAACTGAAACGCTTCGAAACGCACACCTAACTGGTCCCACATCACCTGCGAATCAACCATGATTCACACGCTCATCAATCAGATCCAAAATCGGTTCCCAATGATTTTGGAACACTGTGCTGTGTGCGTAGCTTTCAGCGTGTACGCGTGCATTGATCGAGCGTTCAACCATGTTGCTGCAGCTGTACGCGTCTTCCAGCTGCTCCACAATCGAATGCACAAATGGTGTGCAGAACCAAGCTGCACTTCCAGCATCCCAATACGGCTGGACTGTTGCCAACCAACCGGAACCTTCGACCAGTTCAGGTTGCGCTGTGAAATCGGAAACGATTGATGGCACACCACACGCAGCTGTTTCCAACACCGGAACACCAAAACCTTCACCGCGAGAACACAGCAAATGAACATCCATTGCACCCATGATGGCTGCTAACACTGCACTGTCTAGTCCTGCGTAGTAGGCCCACTGATCGACCCACACCACACGCTCTAATGGGATCCCGCACGCTGTCACCAACGCTTTCAAATCGATCCCCATAGTTGCACCGCGTGACTCAGTATGCAGATACAAAACCACATCACTGTGTCTTGACATCAGATCAGAAACAGCCAACAGGTTTTCACCAAACGCTTTGCGGATTGGTGCAGAACCCTTATTGGCCGCAACCATGCCAACTACGAAAGCATCCTTTGGAAGGTTCAGGAGTTCGCGCCCATTCTGACCATCAACAGTTGCACCAGGTTTGAACGTCGAAGTGTCCACACTATGTGGTGCGTATTGTGCGTCAACACCTGCACGTTGCAACTGATCCATCCCAAACTTAGACATGGCAATTGACAACACGTTTTCACGTTTCGACCAGTCCAACACTTTTGGTGGAACAGGTATGTGATCCACCGGAACCCATGACGCAATCAGGTCGATCCCATCAACCACAGCTGTGTCATAAACCCAAGTATCAAACAGGGTAAGCAGCGCTGTATGGACACCTGTGGTTTGTGCTGCGTGTTGTGTGTGCGCAGTCAGGATGTCGCAACTGTAAGGGTGGTAACCATTGGGTAGAACTTCAATTCCTTCCCATTCGGTAACACCACCATGCAAGCCATAGTTGCTGGAAAAGGTGACTGGTCTACCTGAGTCACGGATCTGTCTTGCAAGGTTTGCTGCTTGGACTCCATAGCCGGTGCCGGCCCAAGGCGCATTGCTGTGTACGACGATTCCGGTTCTTTCACCAGATGACAACGCTGCGCTAGCAGCAGTGCTGCTGCGATGTGTCCCGGCAGATCCGTTGGAATTCCGTTGATTTCCACCAGCATTGCGTGTCCTTTTGTTACCCATGTTTTGTCTCCCATGTGATGATGAAAGTGTGCGCAGCTGGAACCCCACGGGAAAGGTTCAACAGCTGCGCACACATTCAAGGTGTGATCAATGGCTGATGCCAAAGATCAGGTAGCAGCACCGATGTAGTGCTTGACAGCTGCAGTGTCCGGAAGGTTTCCATCGCCACGCCAGGTGACCCTGAAGGTGATCAGGTCGGACACGAAACCCACGCTGTCATCGCGTGCGACTTCGATGCCACGGACCTGACGCGTGTAGTAGCTAGAGAAATCACCAAAGATGATTGACTTCGCTGCGGTACCAGTTGCAACCATGTCAGGGTTTTCGTAGACAGGAAAACCAAGCAACATATCCGGCTGACCAGTCATCAGCGACGGCTGCCACAGATACTGACCAGTGGTGTCCTTCAGCTTTCGAACAGAAGCAAGCGTCGAAGCCTGCATCTGCCACGTACCACCGCGACGACGATAAGGCGAACCAACGGAATACACCAGGTCAACCAAATTATCCGCAGTCGGGACACCAGCAACACCAGTTCCACCTGTGACACCAAGCGTTGATGCAACCACAATGCCACGCGGAACAACAGTGCCAGTGCCAACAGTGAGCGCAGCGTTCACCGCGGTACCAAGCCCAATGGAAGCCTGACGCGCAATGAAGTCCAGGATGTTGATACCTGAATCTTCAATCAGTTCACGACTGAGCTGCATGGTCGCTGCGTACTTGAATGCACCAAGCGTGATGAAAGTTCCAAAGGATGCGTCGCTCTCACCAATCGATGCACCTTCAGTGACCTTCACAGCAGTGGAAAAACCAGACTGACGCGGAACCTGCAGGTTGTTGCCAGTGTCAGTGGTCAGAACAGTGACCACATTGGCATCAAGCATCGGACCCTGCTGAACCAGCTGTTCAACCAGACGGTTATAGAAATTGGTTGGGACCGGTGCGCCAGTCGAAGTGGAAATCAAGTCGCGCTGTTCGAACGACGCACTGCGACGCTCACCCATAGCAATGGCACGAATGATCTGCGCATCAGTTTCAGTCTGCGCAACTTCAGCCGGTGTGAAATCCTGCGGAAGTCCAAGAGCAGAACGCGATTCGGAAATCGCACGCTCACGTGCTTCCACATCCAGGATCTGCTTGGAACGCGCATCCATCGAATCAATGTCAGCGTTCATGCGGTCGAACTGTGCTGACTCCTCAGCACTCAGATCACGGTTTTCCAGCGAAGCAACATCAAGCAGATTCTTGGCTTGTTCCCAAGTTGCTGCACGCTTCTCAGTAAGCCGCTTCAGTAGATCATCAGACATGATGACTCCTTTACGTTTGGAATGGTTTGGGGTGTTGCCAAGCTGGTGGTGTCTGCGGTAGTGCCAACCGGTGGTCTGAGCGCAGATCCGAACAGCGAAGAATCACAAAACCTTCTTGGCTTGCAATTCAAACTTTCGATGAACCAAAGCAACCGGAACAGTCGTTGATTCGTTTGCACAAATTGTATCAGTTGCAGTGCGCACAGTTGCACCACTGGTTTCAGGGTAAGCAGGAAAACCAGTGACAATGGAAACTTCATGCAGCACAACTTCGCGCAGCACACGTTGCGTTCGATCAGCAGACCAGGTGTCACCACCACGCGGAACTGAGAACCGAAAAGACATTGCGTGGACAGTGCCATCAGCAATCAGCGTCGCAATATCCCGCCCAAGAGTGGTGTCCGGTAGCTGTGCGTCAACACGCAGCCCGCGTGCATCCTCAGACAACACCAGCGATGCGTTGCGTGTCGAAGCCAATACCTGATCAGTGTTGTGATTCGAAAACATCCGGATTTCCTTACCAGCACCCAACGAACGTTTGAACGCACCAGGTGCAATGGTTTCAATCCACGGGAGTGGTTCAGAATCCGAATTGAAAACAGCTGCGTAACCACTGAACTGCATACCATCACCAGCAGCACGCAGCTGCAGTTCGCCATCATTGAACGCGCGCACTTCCACATCGCGTCCATTGACTTTGCGCAGTTCCATATCCATGCGCACATAACGCAAAGGTGTTGCGTCTGATGGTGCAGGTGCCATCACATCAGACATCATTGGTTGCGTGTCCGGAACCATTGGTTGCACATCCGGAACCATTGGTTGCACAACAGCATCAGGGTTCACCAACGCCTGCGGAATCACCCACTTCTTGCAAATCCCATTTGGGTCGATATCGCCAGCCACAAGTTCACAGGCACGCGGACCCTGATAGTAAGAACACGAACTGCACACCAAACCATCAGCCATGAAAGGAGACGCTGCTACATAATGCGCACCATCAGCACCGGACCCTTGGTCATACTGGCCAAACACATCAACAATTTCACATTCAGCTTCCATCTGAACCAGCTGATGTGGAGTCAACGGATACATACCATCAACTCCACCATCACGCGTTTCTGCACTCATTTGCTTTGACCTTCCGTTTCCAATGTTGTCCAATACGTTTTGTGTCCAAATCACAGCTGGATCACCACCCCACGCAGCCCAAGCCACGCGCCCAGCGGACGGATAATTTGCGTCATCAGGTGACCAACCAGAAGCCTGTTTATCAACAGCATGACGCGCCAAATAGGAAGCCATCCTGCGCACAATATCCAACGACACTGGAGTTCCAGCAGCCAAAGTTGCTGCGCGTCGCCGGCCAACAATCGTGAACCCTGAACCAGCGCGACCATCAGCAATCCACACCAACGCACGCTGCGCTTCATGCTGCACAGCAGCTGGTGGAATGAAGCTGTCACCAACAGCACGCTGACCTGACCTAGTAACCATCACAGTGGTTCCTGCGCATCAACACCCATAGGTGGTGGATCAATACCAGGTCCAGCCATAGGCGCACCAGGTAGAGCCATAACGAATTCTGAGCCACCATCGTAAGGTTCCAAACCTTCAACAGCACGCGCTTCATTGGGTGTCAAAAACCCATATTGGATCCCAACGCCATGCGCTCGATACCGGCTGATCTGATCTGCACGCAAAAAGCCTGCAGTGTCAAACATGATTTCCTGTTCTCCCGGCATCAACGTCGATAGTGCAGATTCGATGCGACGCAACCAAGGAAGCAGCGTGTAAGTCACAAAATGCTGACCAGCAGATTCATTGTTCTGATAGGTCTGGCTGTCACCACGCGCACCAATCATGTATGTGGGAATGCGAAATATGCGTGCAATTTGCGCAATCTGCAATTCCCTAGATGCGTTCATTTCCATGCTGGCTGCATCAGCACTGATGCTGCGCCATTTCATGCCATTGGTAAGCACAGCTGGCCGGCGCCTACGACGATTCTGAGACTCCCAAGTGGACTGCAACACCTGTGCTTGGTCACTAGTCAAATCACCATCGACTTCCAACACACTGCTAGGTGTTGCACCATCACCATAGAACTGCGCCAAATGTCGTTCCATCGCCAAAGCCAACCCAACAGTGGTGCGTTGCATTTCAATGGGAGACAACCCTGTTGCAGCCTGTGGTGGAGTCCACCAACGCAAATGCAACATCTGATCTGTTGGGACATTGCCACCATTTACCGTGTAATAGCGCTGACGATTCACCACGTTGCACTGCACATTCATGGGGTGCAGTGGAGTCAACGCAATCGGTACACCAAAGTTATTTCGATCAATAAACACATACGCATTCCCATGCAAAGCAAGACTTGAAACAATCATGTGCATCAGTTCGTACTGCGTCACAGTCAACGAACTAGACAACCAACCTGGCACTGATTGTGTTTCCACACGGTCACCAACATGAATGATCGAGCGCACCGGAAGCGAAGCAACAGAATCAGCAAGCAACGAAACAGACGCCAAAACAGCTGACACTTCTAACGCTGACGATTCGTTGACACGCTCACCAGACCAGTTGTTACCACCAACCCAAGATGTGATCTGCAATGGATCCGGTGCAACAAAAGCACGCTTCGCAAACAAACTCATCGAACAGTCACCAGCCAAGAAAGAAGGATCAACAGCACACCAGCTGTGACCACGGCGATAGGAACAGACAACATCGCAACACCAACAACAACCAAAACACACCCAAGCAATTCCACCACAGTGGTCAACACATCACGCATCAGAACCCCAAGGATCAACAATCGACGGAACACCAGACGAAACCTCAGCACCAAAAATGCCAAGCAAAGCGAGGGTAGAAGCCACCAATGGTGACACATCCACAGACGTATCCCGCCGATGCCAAGCCCAAGAATCACCAAGCGTTCGACGCTTCGAACCAGCCACAGCAGCATTCAACGGAACCTGATTGATATGCACCAACGAACCATCCACCACACCATCGAAGAACTTTCCGCAGGCTGTAACAACCTGACGCGAACTGACTTCCACAACCTGCAAACCCAACCTGCGTAAATCGCCGGCCAATGAACCAGCAGCTGACACAGGATCAATAATCACCGAACGATATTTGGTCACACGTTCCTGGTCTGAAAACCAATCCAACACCCAACCGGTGCCAGCACGATTCCCAATCACTTCCACATGAATTTTACCATCAGCACGCAAACCAGCAGCGCATAGCGAAGACATCGCACGCGAAGGTGTCACATCCAAAGCCAACGAAACTGGACCATCAATCCTGGAACGCTCATCAGCACAAGCAACCCAAATGTCCTCAGACAAAATTTGCCAAGGTTGTGTTGCAAGCCTGTCCTGACGCTGATTCAAGTATGCGCGTCGAAACTCAGGTTCACGCATTGATTCGAAATCAGATCTGATTGCTTCAATGGGAACAGTGATCCCCAAAGCTGGCATACACGCACGCCAAACATCCTCATCATCGATGCGTGCATCATCCGGTGCAGACCATTCGAAATACGCAATGGCACGCGTGTCCTTCGCTGTCGCACGCAAACGTCCATCATCGATCTTGTCATTCAAATACAGACTGTCATTCGTGCCAGCGGTCGAAACAATCCACAACTGTGGTTGTGTCCTGGTCACCATCGCAGGTTTCATAGCCTGTTCTAGTCGGTCATCAGCCAACGCAAACGCTTCGTCGATCACACCCAAATCCAGCTGCGCACCATGACCAGCAGTCTCAGTGGTTGCCAACAGTGACCACAGCGAACCATTCGACCACCTGATTGCTTCACTTCCGTTGGTGCGTCGAACCTTCATCAAAGATGCAAAAGGTGACTGCTCCAAAACAGGTA